TGAACCACTGCTAGGTGAAGTTGCTGCTACTGTTAAGGTTGCTGTTGCTGAGTCTGATAAGGCTACTGCTTTAAATGCTGCTATCCTATCAAGTATATCAAAATTATGATTAGTAGTTGTACCCCATGTGCCAGATTGGTCACCTGTGGCCATCTTTTCTATTTTAAAATTTGTTGAGTATGAACTTGCCATATTAGTCTATCCTTATTATTGCGTTGGCTCCTGCTGCTGGGAACACTATTTTAAATGTACCACCACTAACTGTAAAATCACCACCAAAGTCTAAAACTGCTATCGCTTTATCACTATTGGTACTGTTATAAATTAATGCACCTCTTGCTGTAAAACTTGCTCCTGTCCAAGTTGGGTCATCTGCATCAAAGTATGCTGTTGTGCTAGTTGTTGTTACTACTTTGCTACTTAAAGTTACACCACCTGCACTATAACCAGTGCCTGATATTTCATTGCTGGTAGAGTATGCTGTGGTTGATGCTCCTAAACTAGCACTGCTAGTAAACAAAGCTATTTTTATAGTATCAGCTACTAAGTCGTGTTGTTCATCTAATATTTCAGCTTTAAAGCTGGTGCACATTGCTTGAGATATTGCCATGGTTATATTCCTCCGTCATATTCTGCTTGATAATTTCTTTTCATCTCTTCGCCTAATAAAGTTATTGCTTCATCAAACTGAGTCTTGTATGTTGCTAATGTTTCTGGTGCTTTTAGGAATGCACTAGCTTCATATAAACAAGCACTCAACAAAACATTCTCCGCATTATCACCAACCCAATTGTTAGAGTTACTACCCGATAAACCAGTTTCTGGTTTAATAAAATCGACAAAATAAGTATAGTTTGAATTTGGTGTAGGAGCAAGTGTAATAATTACACCAGATGTAGTTGCTTGTTTTGTTGCGTATATTTCTGGTTGTGCTTGAGTTGAGCTATTTTTCCAATAATCGTGTAAATAAGAATCTACTCTATGATTTAAAAAAGTTCTTTCATTGCTAACTACTATAGAAACGTTCCTAATCATTCTTGCTGTTGCTATCGTATAGTCTGTAGTGCCTGCTGTTAATGTGCCAGTAGCTATATTCCTATAGCATGGTAGATTAGGTGCTCTTTGAAAAATAAGCCTTTCAGCTTGTGTTATTATAGTAGGTATAGAAGTCTCAAACTCTGTACTATCATCTTCTATAAAATTTTTAATGTTTGTAACTAATGTTGTATAATTCATTTTATTCTCCCCACGTATCTTCACCCCATGAACCATCACCCCATGAAGTAGTTATTATTGTTATAGATTCACTGCCTGTATTACCAGTACCAGCTACACCTGTCTCAGTTAATTCTATTGTGGGTGTTTCTGTACCTATATTACCAGTGGCTTCAACTCCTGCGTTGCTTATATTTACAGTTGTAAGGCTAATACCCCAAGCACCACCACCCCACGTGCCTATACCCCATGAAGGATTATCTTGGTCTATTGTTTCTGTACCTACAGCACCAGTACCAGCTACACCTGTTACTATAATATTTATTCCTAAATTACTACCAACATTAGCTACAGCACCAGTACCAGATACACCTGTTACGACTTGTTCAGTTTCAATATTAGATATTGTACCTATGTTACCAGTAGCATTTAAACCTGTTGCATTAGTTATAGCTTGTCTTTCATCTTCATTATTAGCATCTACTAAAATAGTAGCACCTACTCCTGTAACTACAGCTTCTCTATTAAATTCTATTGATACTCTACCTACATTACCTTTAGCCCTTATACCTATAGTAGGTGGAGCATCGTAATCACTAGCCATCATACTTTGCTTAGGAGCAAACCAATTAAAGCCTATAAATATAGATATATTTTCAGGATCGTTATCTGGGCGAGGTTGAAATAAAGTTTGCGCATCTATTATATTCTTAGGTGGAGTAAGTTGAGGATGCTTAGGTTCATACTCTGATGGCTCAACTCTTAAATTGTTCCACTCTGTTTTTAAACTTCTATAACGTACTTTGAAACCACTGCGATCTGATATTGCATAAGATCGTTTGCCTTTTGCATATCTGGCCATGTCAGTATAAATTTAGACCAGAAGGTCTAACCCTTAAAGTTACACTCGCACCTTCTTCGTCTGAAGCAAATTTAAAAGCTCTCTCATAAAGAACATATAATCCTTCAGCTCTTTCAGGTGCAAATTTAGTTGCTAGTTTTGCTGCTAAGCCTGCACACATTGCGTCTGTCCATCTATAAGGAACATCAGTATCTTGA